TCACCGTAGCACCTGCGTGACATACGCCTGGCACGCCCGTAACGCGATCAATCCTTGATCCCCGTCGCCGGCAATGGCGAAAATTCGTTGAGCAGCCGCTGGGTCAAGTTCACCGCGCGCGGCTCCATGAACCACGCTGCCGGCGCCGGTGGTGGTTGACATCCCACCGCCACCACCCGGGGCGGCGAGTAGGACTGACAGCCGCACATCAGCAGTAGCCAGCCGGTCACGCAGGCGAGCCTGATCGATTTGAGCATTGGTCAATTCCTGGTAATGGGTTTGGTCATTCGCCTGGAGCCGATCCTCCAGTTCTCGACGTGCGGTCTGTTGGGCTTCCTGCCAGTCGATTACAGCCGTTGCCGCGCGCTCTCGCTCTCGCTGGTAAGCCTCAGACTGCTCGGCCAACTGTCGGGCGTAACTGTTGGCCTGCCACTCCCAGGCGGCCCACCCGCTCCCGGCCATCAGCAACAGGACGACGAGAACCACGCCGCACAGGCGCCAGATTGCGCCACTCACGACAGCACCTTCGCGGCCAGGTCGCGCAGCGCGACGCGGTCCGCCTGGCCAGTCAGGCCGCCGTTGATGGTTCGGGTGATCTTGGCGAACTGCCCGGAGTCGGCCAGTTCATTGAGGCCGTTCGACTGCCAAAACCAACCGGCGACCAGGGCGGCAGTCTCGGGCTGCTCCACCAGCTCAGGGTGATTTACCAGGTCCAGGCCCAGGGCGGCGCCAGCGGCGCGGTAGTTGCTCGCACCGGTCAACTGGATCAGGCCCCGGCCTCGATACTTCCACCCGTCGCCGGGCAACGCGTTACCCATCCGGCCTCCATACGCGATGTTCGCGATCTGCTCCGGCTTGCGGGCCACCTGCACGGCGAGAGCGGCGTCGAAGCGATTCGGCCAAACGGCCTGGAGCCGTTCCGCGCTGTAGTTCAGGTTCTCGACCATTCGGGTCAACTGGCCGGACTCATGCCCCACCTGGGCGATGAAGGCCGCCATGCGGACCGGGGAGTTGATCTTGAAACGTGCCATCGCCGCATTCAGCACAGGCACAAAAAAGCCCGCAACTTGGCGGGCTTGGGGGAGGATCTGCAGCAACTGCTGCGCGGTAATGGTCATGCGTACGTCTCCAGTGATGTGGGTTTAAAGCTGCTCAACCCTGAGCGGCTTGGTCTCTTTCTTTTTCTTCTTGCCGGCGGCCTTGGCTTTGCCCTTCTTGCCGCCGTTGCACTCGACGGTGGTGCTCCAGCCCGACTGGGTGAACGTCTGCTCCACCGACTCCACCAGGTACTCACCATCGAGCCCGGCCTTGAATCCCTGAGCGTTGATCATGCGTTCGGCGAACAGGTCGGTACGCCCGAGCATTTCCAGGCGCACGCCGGCGGTGCTGCGGTTGAACGCCGCCAAGCGCGCCTTGGCCGCCTGTTCGGCTGCAGACTTGTTCGGGTAGATATGCCGGTCGGTGTGCACCGGCGGCAGGCCATCGGGCGACTCATCGTTGGCCAGGTCGACCACCTGCAGCTTTCCGCTCTTCTTGTCCTGATGCTTGGTCTGCACAGCCTTGTGTGTGCTCTTGTCGCCGAGGCGGAACTGGTAGCGGCTCACGTCGCGGCGGTGAACGGTGACCGTGCCCAGGGCCTTGCCACTCGCGCTCTGTCCGGCCTGGCGCGGCAGGACCAACAACTTGCCATCCGCCACCTTGGCCGTGCAGTCGTATTGCTTGGCCAGGCGCGTGATGAAGTTGAAGTCGGATTCATTGAGCTGGTCGACCCGGGGCACCTTGGTGGTGACCGGGCAAAGCGGCGTCCAGCCATTACGCGCTGCCACATCACGTACGATCTGCTGCAGTGGCACACCTTCCCAACTGCCGCTGCGGGTGGTCTTGCCACTGCCGCGCATGTCGCTGGCCTTGCCACGGATCTCGATGGAGTCCGGCGGACCCGACACCACCACCTCGTCGACCGTATAGCGACCTAGGCGGGTCAAGGCCTGGCCGCTGTAGCCCATGTACACCTCGATGTTGGCCCCACGGCTGGGCAAGGCCACGGCGCCGTCGCGGTCATCGATGCGCAACTCAAACTCGTCGGACTCCATGCCGGGCTTGTCCGAAGTGCGCAAGGTCAACAGTCGGTCGTTGATCAGCGCCGTGATGTTCTTCCCGTCCGCAACGATTCGGAACTCAGGTTTCATTGTTCAAGCTCCAGAAATGGAAAACCCCGCACTCGGCGGGGTCTATAGGTAGCGCGGGCATCAATCCCAGAGCTGCACCGTGGCCTCGGCCTGGCTCTGCAGATCTGGCAGCACGATCAACACCCCGGCCCGGAACGGTTGGGGCTCGTCGGCTAGGCCCTGGTTGGCATCCAGCACCGCTTCGACACAGCCATTCAGGTGGCCGTAATACTGATGACAGAGGGTGTCGAGCAGATCCCCGCTAGACGTTCTGCAGGTCGTCGCCATAGCTCACAAACTCCAGTGAAAAGCCTTGTTTACGCGGGATACCGCCGGCCAGCAGATGGCTTTGTTCCTCCTCGAGGCTGATCAGGCACCAAGTGCCCAGCACCTCGCCATAGCCGGTGGTCAGGCTTAGCGGCTGCAGACGACGCCCGATGCTGCGCAATGTCTGCAGTTGACCGAGGCCGCCCTTGAACCCCGGGAAGATCGCACCCTTGAGGGTGATCTTGTCGTCGCCCTGGCCCACCGCCTGCTGCGCGATGCTGCGGGTCAGGCGCTCCTGAGCTGCCCAACGAAAGCCCGTCTGCCGCCGCAGCTCATCAAAGGCCGCCGTATCGAGGTTGAAGTAGAAGGCCTCGCCGGCAGCCCGAAACGGCTGAATGATCAGCAGGTGCGGGAACGGCTTCACCGCCTCGGCCGCCGGCGTGGTCTCAGCACCGAAGGCGCCGGTCGGGAAGATGTTGCCCAGGCTTGGGCTGATCTGCCCGCCGATGCGGTTGATGGCAGCGCTGGCCCTGGCCGCCTGCTCCTTGAGCGCGCCCATGCGTTCCTGGATCTGGCTCGCCGCCGTGACCGCCTGGCTGTACTTGGCCGCCACCTCACCGACCGCAGCCTGAGCGGCCGTGATGCCGCGCATGGACCGCTGCAGCTTGGCCCCCAGCTCAGGCCCCACAAACGGTATGTTCTCCAGCTCCGAGGCGGCGCCGGTGATGTCGCTGATTGCACCGTTTATGGGGCCCAGCATGCCGTCGGCACTTTGCCGCCCGGCCTCCCCCGCTGCCACCAGGGACTGGAACCCCGACTGCAGCTGCTCCATATAAGCCATGGTCCCTCCTTAAAGATGTGGTGCGTCGGACAGCTGACGGGCCGCCGCCTGGCGGTTGAACTCGTCGAACATCCGGCGCAGTTGCGGCTCAATCTCCCGCGCCAATTGCGCAGGGTCTTTCACATCGCCATGCACCACGATGGGCATATGCGGTGCGAAGGTAAGCTGCTGCTCAACCTTGGGCGGCGCGGGCTTGGGTGGCTCCGGTGCCTTGATCATCGGCGGCGCTGCCACAGTGGGCGACGCCAGGGCCATCGACCGCACCACCTGCCCCATCGCCGGATCGGTCTGGCCGGTCTTGAATGATTTGGCGATGTCGCCCAGGACGGGCGGGATGTCCTTGCCGGCGTTGGTCATCATCAGCGGCCCAGCAGCCGGCATCGACTTAAGCGCCTCATCGCTGCCGAACATTTTTTTGCTCAGGACACCGCCTGCAGCAGATCCGCCCCAGGCGCCCAGAGCGCCGCCGATTAGGCCGCCAATCACCGTGCCGATCACCGGCACCACCGAACCGATTGCAGCACCTGCTGCCGCCCCCGCTGCAGCGCCGGCCAGGTTCCCCGCCGCCTCGCCATAGCCCTCAGCTTTTTCATCCCGAGTGGTGGCGTTCTGGTAGGTGTCCGCCACCTGGATGCCGGCACCCAGCACCGACAACACGGCGCCGCCCTTGATCAACGGTGCAGCGCCCTTGGCCATCGAGCCGATGCCCTTAAGCGCCGCACTGCCAATCCCGGCCGACGCCGCGCCTTTGACTGCACCACCCACCCCGCCACCGGTGATGACGCTTTTCAGCGCCTGGCCGATGCCGCTAATGCCACCGCGCAGGCCGCGACCACCCCGCCCAGTGCGGCCGCCCTTGCGGCCCTTCTTGTCCTTGCCGCCATCGGCGCCGTAATCACCGCCGCCCATGCCGGCAGCGTTGGTTACAAACACCCGCTGAATCACGTTCGGGTTGCCCATCATCGAGCCCCGGGCCACGTTGAGAAGGCCCTTGCCGATCTTGAACGCGGCCACCACGTTTTTCAGCGCGATCAGCCCGGCGCCCAGGGCGGTCAGGCCCAGCACCAACGGCGGCGCCTTCTCTGTGAGACCGGTCAGCGACTTGGCCACCACGGTGATGCCCTGGGCTACGGAGTCCGTCACCGGCCGCAAGGCATCACCCACGGCGCGCATGCTGTCGTTCAAGGCATTCGCCGTCTCGGCCCACATCTGCGATGACGACTCGCGCCGCTCGGCCAGGTTCTTGTCGAGGATGCCGGTGGCGTTCTTCGATTCGGCTTTCAGCTGCTCATACAGCGCCTTGTTCTGAGAGAAGGCAGTGAGTGCAGCCTTGACCTGCATGTCGGCAAAAATGTCACCGGTGCGCAGGGCCTTCTCCAGGGACTCCAGCATGGCCTTGGCCTTGGCGGGATCTGTCTCCTTGCTGATCTTGGCCGTCGCTTCGGCCATCTTCTTGGCCTGCTCCGGGTTGGTGGCTTCGACGTAGCGCTGGGCCAGCGCAAAGCTGGACTCCAGGGTCGACATGCCCCCCTGAATACCGGTGTTCAGCGAGGCTTGGTAATCAATGCCCGCCTCCTTGTAGGACTTCACCACGTCTCCGGAGCCGATTTTCTCCATCCAGTTCTTGAGGTTGTTGGCCGCCTCATCGGACCCGCCGGCAGTCTTCATCTGCACCTGGAGCATCGAGCCCAGTTGGCTCACCGAGTCCAGCCCAGTGATGCCGATCTTCTCCATGCCGGCCAGCATCTGCGGAAACCAGCGCGCCATGTCGGCCGCCTCAAAGCTGCCCGCCTGGCCCTGCAGGGCGATAGCCTCCAGGGCTTTCTCCATGACTTTGGGGTCACTGATCTTGGCGTTCTGCTGCAGCGCCTGGATCATGTTCGCGGTGTCGACCCCGGTTGCGCCCTGCCCAATGGCGAACTTGGCCGCCACTGGTGCGTAGGACAGCGCCTTGTCCAGCTCCATGCCGGCACCGACCAACTGATTCACCAGGTCGGCTACATCGTTGCGGCCCATCCCAGTGTCTTGCGAGGTCTGAATGATGGTGCGGGTCATCTGGGCTTCTTGCGGCTTGTTGGCCACGTCCGCCTTGATCGCGATGTCACGGATGATCGCCTGATAGTCAGCACTGATCTTGGTCGGAATCGCTACTGCCCCCACACCGGCCACTGCCTGGCCGATCCCTGACTTGAGGCTGTCCTTGCCCTGGCGGATTTGCTCATGCCCCTTAAGCTGCAGATCTGCACCTTTGGCGACCCGTCCGAGTGCCTGGTATTCCTGGCGCAGTTTGTGGACCTGCACCCCCTGCTTGCGCAGGCAATCCAGATTGCCCTCGAGCTTACGCAGCAGACCGGACGCCGAGGCGGAGCCGGTCTCGTAGGCCTTCTTCCATTCATCACGCAGGCGCATGGTTTCGCCGATGGTGTTTTTCAGCACCTTGGCCCGGTTGCCTGTTTCTTCCAGCTTCTTGATCCGGTTTTCAACCGTCTTGAAGGCAGCGCCTACCGTCGAACTGACGGCGCCGCCGATCACCAACCCTAATGCCAGTTTGCTCGCCATCTGTCGCCCCTATGCCCGATGTGACAGGCTCAGTCCGTGAGCCACCAGACCATGTCGCAAAAGCGCATGGTCATGATTTCCTCGGCGGAAAAGTGCAGCTCGCTCGCAAGCCGCTTTGCCGCCATCTTCATCACCACCGGGTCAAAGTTCGTCGTCTTGCACCAGGCGAAAATAACCGGCCTGCAGGCGCTGGTAGTCCTTGAGGGTCATGCCCTCCAGGTCCTTGGCACCAACCTCGGCCAGGCTGGCAAACAGCAGCAGCTCACGCTGCTCGTCATCGCCGCAGGCGCCGGTATTGGCCGCGCGCACATCGCGCACGGTTGGGGCGCGCAAGGTGACTTTGTCGCAGGTGACGCTGTTCATTTGCACCGGTTTGGTGAGACTCACCACGACGCTCTCAGCGCTGAGGACCATCCAGGCCGGGGTCTTTTTGACTTGAGACATGAGGGGATTTCCTTAAAGGCCCAGGGCCGAACGTTGGGCGGCGAGTTGGTCCACGCCGTTGATGACACGCTTCATACCCAGCGCATCGATTTCATAGATCAGGCGTCCGTCGACCTCGAGCTTGTAGTAGGTCAAGGCCACGTTGTGCTTGATCTCGGCCTTGTCGCCGGCCTTCCAGTCGCCCATGTCGATCTCTTTGAGCAGCCCGCGCAGGGTCACAATCACCGGGGTGACCTTGCCCTTGAGGCCCTTGAAGGCTCCACGGAACACACCGTTGAACGAGGTGCCGTCAGCCAGGCCGAAGAACTTGAGCGACTCGCGGCGCACGCCCGTGGTGGTAAACCCGGCCTCTTGTTTTTCCATGCCCATGTCCAGCTCCACCGGCACGTCCATGCCGCCGGCGCGGTGCTCCTCGGTCTTGAGCGTGAGCTTGGGCAGGGTCAGGCTGGGCACGTCGCCTTGGAAGCTGACGCCATCGGCGAACAGGTTCATGTTCGCCAGGGTTTCGGGAATCATTGCCATTGCTGCGGCTCCTTAAGCGGCTTGGTCGAGGACTTCGGTCAACCACTGGTTGGTGACCTCGACCCGGAAATTGGGGTTTTCGGCCGGCGGTACATCGGTAAAACGGATGTTCCAGTACACCTTGCCCTGCTCCAGCTGGCTGGCCGTGTTGAGCTCGGTGTCGGCATACACCTCGAAATTGATGATCGCGCCCTGGTTCCTCAGGTCGCGCATGAACGCCTGTAGGCCTTCGGTGACGTCCTTGACATAGGTCGCCGTGATCGAGCGGTCGACCGCCCACTTGTGGCCGAAGAGGATCGCGTCCATGACGATGTCCATGGTTCGCACCCGGGTGACAAACGCCCACTTTGGATCGCTCGCCAACGTGCGGTTGCCCCACAGGCGAAAGCCCGAGTCACGAATGATCGTGGTGATATTGGCGTTGTTGAGCAGGTTGGCCCGGCAGGTCTCGTCACCGTCCAGAAACTCAATGGCGCGCGTGGTACCGGTGACGCCGACGAAATCCTTGTTCGACGGCGAGGCCCAGAATCCGTACTCGTTGTCGGTCCAGGCAAACAGGCCGGCGACCCAGGCCGAGGCCGATGTGTCGAGGGTCGCGCTGGCCACGGTGTCCCAGTACTGAATCCCTGGGTCGACCATAAAGGCGCGCTTGGCGCCGAAGTTCTTGGCGTACTCCATCACCGCCTCGTCGGTGGTGTTGGGGCCGTCGAGGATGGCCAGGCCACGCAGCTTGTCCGCCAGGGCGACCAGGGCCATACCGACCGGCAGGGTCGAGCTGTGCTTGGGCGTCACCAGCAAGCGCGGCTGAGCGTTGAAGCGACTCTTGCCATCGAGCAGCGCCTGCAGGCCGGTACGCTTACCGCTGGCCAGCACGCCGCCGATGATGGCCGAGGTCTGCTGCGCCGCATCCGCCACCTTGGCCACGCCGCACGCCACGATCACCGCCTTGGCGCGCAGGTAAATGGCTTGGCAGGCCTTGGTGATGGCCGCGTCCGGACCCCAGGCCGCAATGGCTTCGCGCTCGTTGGTGATCAGCACCAGGTCGTTGGCCTTGGCCGTGAAGGCCGGGGCCTCGGTGAAGGTATCCACCAGGCCGATGATCGAGGACGTCGGCAACGCAATGATGCGCGCGCCGGTGTCCACATTCGTGACAGTAACGCCGTGAAAGAAACCGCTCATGGATAAGCTCCAGAAATGACAAAGCCCCGCATAAGCGAGGCTGAAGGGGTGTGCGTGTTACGGGTAGCAGGAAAGAAAAACGCCCCGACGATGCGGGGCGTTTATTGGGTTTGTTCGGCGATCCAGGGTGGTGCTGCAGGGCGCTGCTCAAGCACAGGGAAGTCTGGCGATTGCGGCCAGTCGCGCAGAGCCTGCATGTACAGCAGCAGCTCTTTGAACTGCTCAGCCGGAAGCGTGGTTTCGACCTCGATCTCCAGTTGGTCGCGGTGGCGGTCGCGCATACCCGTTGCCGTCATCAGTTCGCTGTCGCGCCATTCGCGCTCCTGGGCTTGCAGATCCGGAAGCTGTACAGGCGCGTCGATCAGATACGGCAAACCCCTATCGTCGTGAGCACGGGCCTTTCCAGACGCTGGATTACCTATGACCGACAAGTACAGGTCTTCGGATATCTCAACTGCATCCGCCGGCATTGAGCCGTGCAGGCCAGCTATGTATGTAGAGCCAGTAGACTTGCTGTAATAGCGCATACCCAAAACCTCCCCTCAGTACCCAATCGAAAACCAATAAACATCAAAATTTGTTGGTGAGTTAGTAGAAGAGCCACCGCCACGCCTATTGAATGTTGACTGTGTTCTAGACGTATCCCCAACAGTTTGCGATGTATCCCAGCCAGTCGGAGAAGCTACGATCGGCACTGCGTGATCGAAAAATTTGGAAGTTGTGAATGCGATAGGGAACAACACAGTAACTGGGCCGGCTGTTGCGTTTGTACCCCTGCCCCACTGAACAATCAGACCACCCAGCCACGAAGGAAAGGCGATGTAGCCATTGCTCGCCAGACCGATGGAAAAACCCCAACGAAGTTTCTTAGGTGTGACGATCAACGCGTCATCTGTGCCCGCAAGCATCTGCGCCTGAGTCGCAATTTTCGCCGTTCCTTGATTGGCCTCGGTGGCCTGAGCGGCCAATGGAGCAAGAGCTGCGACGTCGATATTCCCCTGATTGATGGGAGCGTTCCAAGCCTTGATGCACCACATCACCGCCAGGTTGCGCGGACGGGTTTCGTTCGCTGTGCGAGGTACACCGTTAACCCCGTCTGTTACTGGCCCGCCTGTCGCCGGAGAGAGAATGGTGCCGCTACCCGCAACTTGCGCCCAACCGCCGGAGCCGATGGTTAAAAAGCCTGTCATACCCGCTGGAGGGCTTTGGAGGTGGCCCTGGAACGCGTCCACCTGATTTGTACTCAACGCTCGCCCAGCATCAACACCGCGCCCATGGTCCCAGCCGCGCAGGAACTCACCCCTAGAGTCCGGCAATCGGAAGTTGCCCGCGCCCTCATCGCCCTTGTTGAACGTGGTGCCGAGGTAAGTAGCGAGATCAGGGTAGGCAGCAATAATCTTCACACTGCCATCAATCTCAAGGAACCCAGGCGGCACACTGGCCTTGGGAAATGCCACCATAGAGCCGACAGGCAGCGACGACGCCTGCGCTACGATGGATTCGATCTCAGGCTTGGTATAGGTGTCGGTGATGCCATGACCGGCCAGGGTGCTCGGGTTGGTGCCGGCGATCACCCGGCCGTACTTGTCGACGGTGACATTGGCATATGAGCCTGCGCTGATGCCGGTACGGCCTACGGCCATCTCAAAAGCCAGCGGCGTAGTGCCCAGGGTGATTGGCCCATCCGTGACCAACTGCCAGACGCTGTCGCCGTTGACCGTGCCCTTCTCGATGCTGACAAACAGGCCCGGGGTCACTTCCGGACTGCTGTCGGCATCCTGCGCCCGCTTCCAGACACCCGTGGCTGACACCACGTACAAGCCGTTGTCCTTGGCCTGGCTCTGATTCTTCACCAGCACCCGGGCATCGGCCGGCAGCAGCACATCGTCGATGGTCAGGATCCCGTTCAACGCGATGTTGGCGGTGGTGGCCACCAGCGCCGAGTGTTTGAAATCCATCTTCGCCAGCGCTTCGATCACCGCATTGTCGACGTACTCGCGGGTTGCCAGGACCACCGCCGGGTCGATCTTGAGCACGATCTGCGCGGTGTTGGCCACTATGAAGTTCATGCGGATGATCTGGGTTTTGCCGGTGCCCTGGGCCAGCAAGGGCTTGAAGCTCGGCGCGCAGTTGGCCACCGCCACCATGTCGCCGTCAGCATCGTAGAGGGCAATCTCGCGGATCCAGCGTCCACCGGCGTCGGCCGGGATCACCTGCTCGGTGATCACCACGTTCGGGTTGGCCGGGTCGGTGCGCACCTGGTTAACCGGGGCCCGGCGCCACTCGTTAATCAGCTTGGTTTGCGTCCGGTTCGGAATGGGGTCGGTGTTGTTGGCATCCCCTACGCCCATTTCCTTGAAGGTCCAGGACACGCCGAGCGCCGTAGCGTTGGCCTGTTTCGCCTCGCCCACTGCGGTGAGGATGGCGAAGAACTGACTGTTTGAATCGATCATGGGTACACGTCCAGGGTGTCAATTTCATCAATGCACATGACCTGGCCATAGCGGCCGGTCACCTCGATATCGCGCGGGTTTGGCGGGTACACGTCGATCACCTCGCCCTCATCCACGTAGGCGCCGAAGCCGATCACACCGGAGGTCTCCAGGCTGATCGCCAGGCCCGTCATGTGCCGGGTCACCGGCTTGGCGTCGTCGATCAGCCGGGTCAGCTCCTGGTACATCTGTTCGGTGATACCGGTGTCCAGCACCCCGACCTTGAGCGCGAAGGTGGCGGGTTCGCCCTCGGGCACCGTCTGCCACCACTCCACCACCTCGATCAGGTAACCCAGCGGCTCGACCACCCGACGCAACGCGCCGATGGTGCCCTTGCGCGCATGGATGAAGAACGAGGCGCGGATAGCGTTGCGCTTGACCGCCTCGGACCAGCGCGGGTCCCAGCGATCCACCGACCAGGCCCAGGCCAATTGCGGCAACAGGTGCACCGGACAGGTGGCTGGGTCGTAGAGAGTGCGCAGCAGAATCTCGGTATCACCCGCGTTCGCCGCCTCAATCGCCCGTTCCAGCGGCGTGCTGTTGATCGGCAGAAGACTGCTCATGTCAGTCTCCCAGCGTCACGCTGTAGCCCGTGCAGAACGCCGCCTGAGCCATCGTCGGGGCAATGTCCTGCCAGTTGGCCAGCTCAACCCGGGCCACGCCGGCGACGTGCAACTGCGCATCGATGGCCGAGCGTGCAACCTCGACGCCCAGGCGCTTGCGGGGATTGATCCAGGCCGCCAGCTTGCGCTCGGCTTCGGCCAGGGCGGCATCGCTTTCAGGGCCCGGGCCTTTCATGTGCAGCACCGCATCGATGCGGTACGGCAACACCTGGGCGCTTTGCACCGTGACCCGATCCCCCAGCGGCCGCACATCCTCATCATTGAGCGCCGCAGCTACTGTCGTTAACAGCGCCGGGGTGGCCGTGCCATTGCCGTCCAGGCTTAACACGGTCACCGTCACGCGCGCCGGTGATGGGCTTTCGGCCGAGGCATCCGCGACCAGGGCCGAGGCATTGCGCGCATGCAGGATGTAGCTGTTACGCGGGCCGGCGGTGGTCAGGCCTTCATAGGCCAACTGCACACGCTCGCGCAAAGCATCGTCCGACTCTTTGACCTCCTCCACCGGCGGCACCGCCAGCGGATCCGCTACCTGAATCACCAGACGCGACAGGCTGACGTTAGCCGCCAGGTGATCCAGATCCGTGCCTTTGGCATGGGCCAGCAGCAAGGCCTTGGCCGCATCGTTGACCCGGGCCCGCAGCTGCATATCGCGGTAGGCCGCCAGCTCCAGCTGCTTGACCACCGGGTCGCTCTCCAGGTTGGCGGACCAGTTGTCGCCCATGTACAGACGAAACGTGCTCAGCTTGCCCTGGTACAGCTCCTCAAAGTCGAGGCTTTCCAGCACCTGCGGCGCCGGCAGTGCCGACAAATCCAGCGTGCTCATGCCGCCACCTCCAAAATCGCGCTATTACCCAGGTACTGGCCGGTCAGCTGAAAGGTGATCTGGCCACCCACCACCGCCGTCACCCGCACCCGCTCCAGTTTTAGCCGCGGTTCCCAGCGCTCTAACGCCCGAGCGACCTCGGCCTGCACCGCACTTTTCCAGCCCTCGGTCACCGGCAGATCGACAAAGCGGCGCAACTTGCTGCCGTACTCCGGCCGCATGCGCCGGCTGCCGAGCGGTGTGGTCAGGATGTCCTCGATGGACTGCCGCACATGCTCGATGCCCGACAGCGGCAAGCCGGAGCGGCGATCCATTCCGATCATCGCGTTACTCCTTCTGCAGATCCGGGTGCTTGCTCAGGTAGTCCATGGCGATGGTGTCACCGGCTTCGGCGGACACTCGCCCCTGGGCCACCGCCAATTGGCGACCGTCCGGCAAGAACAGAGCGCGGGAGGTATAGAGGGTGTCGCGAAACATCGCAGGGCCGGTACTGGCCAGGTCTTCAGTAAGTTTCTTGGGGGTGACCATGCTGTTCTCCAGGCACAAAAAAACCGCTCTCGGCGGTTGATGGGGTTATGGGTTGCTGATCGGTATTAGTGCGGCGCGCCGGTTGACCCAGGGCCTGGCATCACGCCCATATGGGTATGGGTCGATCCCACGTTTACGCCGTTGTGCTGCAGGCTGGCACCGTTGATTTGCACGTCGCCATTGAGGGTGATTTTCCCGGTCAGGGTGATGGTGTCGGCCTTGCCAGTGATGGCGCTGTCCGTCACCACCGCCAAACTGCCGCCGACCTGAATGCTCACCGTGCCGCTGGGCAGGCTGATGGTGTAGCTCTTGGCCTGCCAGTCGTAGACCAGCGAGCCGCCATCATCAAAGCGCCAGACCTCGACGTGGTCGCGGTTATCCGGCTGGGGGCCGGCGTTGCCGTACAGGCCAGCGACAAACGTACCCTGCGCCGGCTCTCCACTGGGGCTGATCAACGCGCCCTGCTCGCCCAGGCTGGGCGCTCGCCAGTGGCGGGCCTTGCCGGCGGCCTGGCTGTGCCAGCGCACCCAGGCGCTGGTCCAGCCGGCGCCGTCTGATAGGTTGATCTGTGAGACGTCACCGAGCGCCGCCAGATCGCGAGCGAACTGGCGAGCCGAGATTCCCCAGGCGCCGATATCGTCATAGAGCATGACTTCAGCCACACCCCGCGACGCAGCACGAATGGAATACCAGCTTTCCTCAGGCTTATTCGTCGGGCTTATCGACGCCCGCGGCCGCATCAGCGGCCCGTTGTTTTTCGTCATCATTGGGCTGATTCTTCCCGTAGATTTGGTGGTAATAGTCCGAGCTGAAAACCAGCCCGCTCTCGCGGTTCGCGGCGACTTCCGCCTTGCGCGACGCCTTGAGTTCTGAAGGGTTGCGCTGCCGCGACCGGGCCACCTCTGCCTCGTCTGCAAAGCCGGCCTCAACCAGAAGCTTCCAAGCCGTGGCCTCATGCACCGGATTGATCCAGGGCATCACCGGACCTTGATAAAACGCGCCGTAAATCGTGCGCGGATCGACATCGGCGGGAACAACCAGTTGGCCGCTTAGAATCGCCATTTCGAGCCATTTGCGATAAACCGGCCGGCACCAGTAGTCGATGAATTCGTGTTGCAGCAGGTCGTAGCCCAACTGCCCCTCGACCAGCTCCTGACGCTGCGCCGAATAGGTTCCGTCATAGCTGCGCGCCACACTGGAGTACGTGCCGCGTGTACCCGCCGCGACGGCCTTGAGCTGGCCATTGCGGAAGCCTTCAAGGAAGGGGTTTGGGCGGTTGCTCTCGATCATCCCGACGTCTTCACCGGGCAGCAGCGTGTCGATCACGATGCCCGGCGCGATTGGAAATGTACGCTCAGGCCGATTCTCACCATTGCCAGCAGGCACAAAGTCCTCACCGGTGCCTTTCTTAATGTACATCGCCAGCGCCGCACTGATCCGCGCCGCGACCCGCTCGCTTTCCTCGTAATCCTTGATATCCGCCAATCGGATCAACACCGCGTGCAGCAGCGGCTGGCCACGGTTCTGGCCAATGCGTTTTCGATGCGCAATGTGAATCATCTGCTCGGCCGGCACACGCTTGGTGTTTTGCGCAAAGATGCCGAGCTGATCCCCTGGATGCCCTTTAAACAGGTGATAAGCCCGCTTCCGGCGCCACGCGTTGCGCTCCACCCCTTGGACGATGCCCTTGGACAGGTCGGTGTAGTCGATGGGCAGGTAATCCGGCTCCAGCAGCTCCAGCGCAAACGGCACGCCGTGCAAGTGTTCGTAGCCGGGCACTTTGCCCATAAGCATTTGCGCCAACCCCTCGCCATCACGCAGCCAAGTGCGGCACATGAGCCGTTCCATTTGCGGCCGGGTCAACTCACCGGATGTCTCCGGCTTAAGCGACCATTCACCCCACAGAGCCTTGACCGAGGCCGCAAACGCCCCGTGAATCGTGCCGTCGTAACCCAGCGGAATCGGCTCCACCGCGATACCCGGACCACCCACCACCCGCTCTTCCAGGCGATCAAAAAGCCCCGTAACAATGTCGTGGTCTTCGTCCAGTTTGCGGCACTGCTCACGCAATGATTTCAGCGTTTTGTTCAGCGACGCATCAGCGCTCTTGGTTTGCTTCTTGGCCTTGTGCGTGCGCGTCACAGAGGCGGCTTCAAACGCCATGATCACGTTACGCGCACGCAGCCGCTCGGCCACCATGCCCGGAAATAGCGGCGCTAGGACTTTGTCCAGCAGGTTCATTCAAACGACGCCAGGGAGTAGCCCGGGCGTCCTCCTTTTTGCGATTGAGCTACTCGGCGCTCCCACTCTTTTCGGCCTGCGATGATGGCCGGCAGGTCCGCCATGACAACACGACGGCCATTGAACTGAACGTCCTTGCCGGCCAGCACGTCCGCTTCGGCTTGCAGGTACTTTTCGAGCATTTCCTGCGCTGTTACAGCCATGCGTTCGCTCCTGATTCAATCCAGCCGCCGGCGGCGGGCTGATGGTCTGGTTGTGGTTGGATCGGCACCAGGGCCGGTTCTGGCTCAACGGCCGGGAGTTGTGGATCATCAAGGTCGCCCGGCTCATCTGGGTCATCCGACTCGTCTGGCAGCTCCCAAACGCCCGATGCCGGGTTTTGGCTGGCCATATACTCAAGATCAAGGCCGAACTTCTCCTGACTGATACGCAGCGCCGCTAAGGCGTACACAAAGCAGTCGAGCGCCTCATTGCGCTTCTTGCTGGCATCCCAGCGGAGCACGCGGCGACCTCGGGCCATGATCCATTTTTTGCTTTCACTGGTTAGCTGCTTCAGCTCGTCGCCGTCACAGATGAGGTCATCCGCTGGAAAGTGCACCAACCCTGGCACCGGACGATTGCCGTCCGGCTGTAGCTTGAGGCGGTTGTAGATCACCTCTTTAGCGTTGTCGGTACCAATTTCCGTGAGGTAGGTTTTGGACTTCTTTTCCTTGCGCCGCGGGAAGCTCGCAATCGGCTTGCCGTAGGTGCTGGCCCCGAAAATCGGGATCACCCAATGCACGCCATGCTTGCGGCTTTCGGCACGGACAGCATCAGAGTGGTGGCCGCCGGAGTCCCAACACCAACGCTCAACTCGCATCACCGCACCATCTGCGCGGGCGTACTGCCGATGCAGCTCAAGCCCGACTTTTCGCTTTAGAACCGCGCTATCCGGATCGCCGTACAGAATCCGGCGATCAATCAACCAAGCCTCTTCGCCCGCCCCCCACCCCCAAACACGCAATTCGTATCGGTCGTCCTGGGTGTCGATCGAACCGGTCAGCACTGCTACGCGCGGCGGCACTTGGGCGGCGTAAACTTCACGCCGTCCGTAGAGCAACTCCCAGTCGACTTTCTCGGTCTGGTCCTCTTCCCATGCCTCACCCAACGTGGTGTTGGTAAAGGTCTTGAGCTTGCCTCGATCCTTGCCGGCCTTGACGCGCTCATCGGCGATCTTTACCCAGGTGGTGAACGTCGAATACACCGTCCAAATGTGGAATGTGAGCCGGCGCGGCGTGCGCATCGGTGTATCGTCTGCTTCGAACCACTCAATACTGTCACGCGTCCAGATGCCGGTCTTTTCGCAGATGTACCGACCGACTCTGGACGCCTCGACCATCTCGAAATGTTCGAATGTGCAGCCGTTACCGGACTCGCACAGATACCAGGCCTTGACGACCTCACCACGCTCATCTTTCAGCCACTTGATGCCAAACGAATCATCCTTGCCGCCCCACTTCAGGGTCTGTTCGGTGCGGCATTGCGGACAGCGGATGTGAAAGCGCATGAGGTAGGCAGACTCCTCAGCGGCCCGAGTGATTTGGCAGGTGCCAGCCAACTTGGGGGTGGAACCGCGAATCGACTTGGGGTAGGTCGCACCCTCGAGACGCTTATCGCCCAGGAAGGTCGGAGACCCTTCGCCGTCAATGTCTTCATCGAAGTTCGATAGCTCGTCGTACCCCACTTCATCCGGGCTTTTCTCTCGGTAGTTACCGCCGGCTGTACCACCCAACCACCACAGCACCTTGCGGTTTTCAAAGACCTTGGACTCTTGGGTATTATCACCGTGTTTCTTTCCGCACCAGGGCGCCAGCGCCTTGATCACAGGCACGTCACGGATCATCGGATCCACGTGTTTTTTCATGATGTCTTTAGCGTCGTCGTCGGTCGGACTCCACATGCAGACGCTGCGCTTCTTGTGTTCGATCTTGTAGGCGATGTTCGCCACCAACATCTTGGTGTAACCAACCCGCGCCGACTTCAGCAGGTTCAACTCTTCGATCAGGTCGTTACCCATGGCATTCAGCAAGGGCACTTGGAAGGCTTCAGTCGTCCATTTGCCTTCGCCGTAGGACGACTCAGACGACATGTAGAAATATTCGTCGGCCCACTCGACAGCCGTCATAGGGGCATCTTTGTGCAGGCTCTTTAGCCCGCGCCGGACAGCGTCAACCAGCGACCTCATCCAAGGTGGCGATGTACTCATCCAAAAGCTCCGGCACACGATCAGCCAACCCAATAGCGGCGTTACGCGTAACGGCAATTTCGTTCTCGACCGCATCGAGGTGTCGCACGGCGATATCGGGGTGCTTACGCTTCACGAGCTTGGGAATGGTGTTAAGGGTTGCAGCCAACTGCGCCGACAACTTGGAGAGCGCGAAAGTCATGAAAGCGACCGGAGCCAGCTCCTTGTCGCCGATCCGGTTTTTACGTGCCTGGGCGTCAGCCTGCTCTTTGGTCAGACGCAGTCGCTCGCAATCTATCTTGTAAGCAATGTGCGGATCGCGTTCATCAGCATCAGGTTGCTGTTTGCCGGTTTGGTGTTGAAGGCGATTATCCAGCACCGACCGGACGTCATAAAACGACTCGCGGCCGATCTTTGCCACCGGAGGAACCCCCCATTTGTCAAAGGCCTGAACCGAAATACCGAGGCTATCGGCCATGGTCTTCTTGTTCAGCCAGAATGGTTGCCGTGTGATCGTTGTGATCTTCGAAGACATAACAACAACCAACCTCTGGAAAAGGGTCATACATAGTGATGAAGCGGGGCCCGAATTACCCCCTATGCCCGGCCCCCTCGGGAGGACCCGTTGAGATTGCCCCCGGGGGGGGGCGGGATCGCCTGTCATGGCCGAGCAGTGGCAATCGCCTGACCTAGTGCAGCTGTGAATTCGGCCTCGTAGTGCGCTTTCACGATGTTTTCGGCGATCTTGAAGAACGGGAAGATCACGCGGTAACCCGGGGTGCCATTCGTGAACAGGAACACAGGGCGAACCGCACTGCCCTTGCCCATCGTTCGCCGCTCCCAGACGCCACGCTCACCATCGACAGCACCGCTGAAGTAACGCTTTGCATTGCCCTTGCGCTGGCTACGTTTACTGCTCGAAGCGTTGGCCTGATAGCCGCCGGATGTCTCTGCAGCTCCGAGGCCTGACAAGATGCGGGTCATCGTGCCGCGAGATACGTTGCCATACTGATTGAGGAATGCTGATGTCGGCACCGCGTACTGACTCGAGCGCATCAGGCCTTTAGCAATCAGCGCCTTCTCAAAACGCTTATGAGGACGGTGGCCACCCTGTACCGCCTGTTGCAGATAGGCGTCTGCAGGAATGCCCGAGGCCCAGGAATCTTTGAAGTAAACCTTTGCACCACGCGTCTTGGTCGCCATCTGGATGAACAGGCTGTTCAGTGTTGTAGGGGTGGGCCGATCAAGACGCTGCTTCATTACGGCCAGTACGCCAGGCTTTACCCGCTGTGCAAGCCGGGTTTGAGCCAGCACCAATGCAAAAGGCAGATGCTTACGCTGGATGTCCGAAATCTCTCTGGCTAACGGAACACTGTCGGCATCGAGTTTGATATTGATCATGGCAATTCCCCTCCCTTACTTGCCAGGCTGAATACCCGCCTTCTTGGCCAGAAATTGGGTATAGAGCCCGCCGGCCACGTCAGCACCAATCACGGCAATGACAATACCAAGACCTGCGGCCAAGTAGAGGTTGCTCCAGAGCGCCATGGCTAAGAGCAACGTCGCCATACCCAACAACCCTGAGGCTAAAAAACGCAACGCGACTCGCTGTAGGATCTGGCGCAACCCGAGATCAGTGCCGGACGCCCGAAGCATCTCGCCGGACAGACCAGCCATGCTCAACAAAACCAACAACCATAGGGGCACGTCTGTCAGCGCCTGATGCTCGGAGTTCATCCTGTTTCCTCAAATAGGTCGGCCTCTACGTCGCTGGCATCCGCTTTAGGCAAGGAGACAGGCGTGGGGCCGAAAACAAAAAAGCCCCGCGCTGTGCAGGGCCTGAAATTGGTAAAAAAACCCGGCTCGATGGCCGGTTTTTTGAAAGCGTCTCGCTGCGTTCACAGCAGTTCACGCTGCAATGAAAACAGACCTATTCCGCGCGGAAAAGCTATTTTTCTCATTTACGACCACTGAGGATATGCACTCCCCACAACCCGCCCTAGAATGGCATCGATACATAGGCTCAGACCCCAACAAGGAAATTTCCAGGCTGATGACTAACAAAAATCCAACCTTCCGTGGAGCAGAACCCACCTGGGCGAACGCCTGTGTTGGTAACAACGGTCAACCTAGTTATGTTGAATATTCGGAGGGTTTTTCGAAAGCGGCAAACATTCTGATTGACCTGGTTATCAATGATCGAAGCACTCGCTTCAGTGTCGACGAGTTTGTTTACCCAGTCTGCTTCAATATGCGCCACTCAGTAGAATTAAGACTGAAAGGCGCCATTGATGAAATCATTGAAATCGCCAAACTCAAAAAAATCAATATTCACTTCAATTCATCCAGCTCACACGACATCAACATAATTTGGAGCTTCTTCAAAACACAATCGGAGAATATCGACAAAAGATATATAGCCGCAAACCAAAGAGCAGAAGCAACCATTTTAGATATTGCAGAAACTGATCCAACAGGGCAAACCTTTCGCTACCCAATTAGCAATGACTCGCAGAAGCACTTAACAGACGTATCCGTCATAAACTTCATTCTCCTGAAGAAAAAGTTTAACGAGCTTGAAAAAAATCTAGATTCACTCCACAAACTTAATAACTGGTTGCAGTCAGAGTACAATCAAGGTTCCTTTACAGAAAAACTATCTCGCCCAGAAATCTTTAGAGTTGCTAAAGAGCTACCACGCATCGAGAAATGGAGAGATGAGGAATTCACTTCAGTGAAGGATCGTATCAAAACAGAGTATGGGCTTGGGAGCAGGGACTTCTCAAAAGCCGTGGACGTCATAAAAAAACATTACAATCTCGCTCCACTGATTAACTCCCCGCTCCCACTCAAAGGTATTTCAGAAGAAAAATTGCTGCGATTTATAGGTGAGTGGTTCAAGGAGAACCCTGACTTCCGCAAAGACCAGGACACACCATACACTGAAATAAAGTTTGACAGAGAAAGCTTGCTAGAAAGACTGATAGCGAGAGGCACCCCACAAAACAAAGTATGGGATGCATTTACTAATGAAGTTGACGCCGAGTATCTGGCCGGGATCGAAACCTTATTTTACTTCGCGCGCGACAGAGAATTTGTTGAGTATTATGACAGGCTCTTCGACATATATCTCGCTCAAGCTAATGCTAATTTGGCTCACGGCACCAACTTAAAAGATGACTTCATGCATATCTTCAGCAAAAGTAATGCCATTGATAACATTTTGATATCTCTATTTTCTCTGCAGCACATAGCATTAGCGGAAAGCATCATTGGTATTTACAACCTTGAAGGTGCATTCAAATGGCTAGATGACGCTCGATCAGGCAGACTATTTGCCTATCCAGACTATGCCGGTTATTAATCAAAAAACATCCACAGTCACATCAAACATCTGCCGACGTGAGCTCGGCAGATATACAGTTAACATTTCATGCGACGCTATACATCAGGCAAACAACGCAGTCGATCCAAGCTACTCCTGCTCGTACTAACTCCCTAGTCTTTCCCTCACTTAGCCCGTAATGCTTTCCTACTCGCAACATGGGCCATTTTGCACCAAAGTACAGCCAGATCACGTCCCCCATCTGCTGATCGCGATGAGCCAGTCTCGCAACCGCGCCATCGATAGCCGTCGCCCAATCGTCAGTTATGCAGTAGCTCTTGCTCGATGATGGATAAGCGGTAGCCTGCCGCATCAGCGCGAGAGTAGGCGATGTGTAACTTGGCATCCCAGCCCCGTCCATCCTCCACCAGCCCCACTGTTCAAGCAGATATTCGGTATCCCCCAAAGGCCGGCCAGCTGGCTTACGAATCATCATGCTCTCAATCCCCTGTGTAATTTGTTCCGCCTGCTCCCAGGCGGTTTGGTTGCTCGTATTGGCTCTGCGGCCCTATCGGTGTTGGAGGAGTCTTTAACGCCAAGACTTCGCGCTGTACCTGCTGCAATTTGAAACTCAATTGGGTGACCAACTCGTCGACAGAAAGCACCAACTTGGTCCCCTGAACAACCCAACCTGAGCCGTTGCAATCCGTGCAAACCAGCTCATAAAACACCCCCGTCACTACCGCCCTACCCTTGCAGATCGAGCAGGGTTCAAGCTCGATCCGATCCCGCTTAAAGCCAGGCCCCTGTCGTTTCTGCATGTTTTAAAACCTCGCCCTTAACAAATTGTGGGAATGCCTCGCAGGCCCCGCCATTCAAGGCGTCTACGAGGTTTTGCGAATCTTCAGATCTAACGCCTGTCTGCTCATGGATCGCCTGAAAGCCGCGCTGATCTAACCAGGTGTGCCACTTGACCAGGGCGAGTCGACGCTGCTCCTTGGCCTGGGTGTTGATGTAGGTAGAGGCGATCTTGCCCAGAGAGTGGTTGAGCAGCATCTCGCCGATGTGCCCGTCGACGCCCAGGTCAGTCCAGGCAGTGCGGGCCACCTTGCGCAGGTCGTGGCTGGTCCAGGCGCCCTGCCCCAGCCGCGTGAACACCGCGCTGGCCTGGTTATCACTCAGCGGCTTGCCACGGCGCGACGGAAACAGGAACTGGCCCTCGTAGCCCTGGACGGCCTGGCGATCACGGTAGCGCTGCAGCAGCGCAATCACCTGGTCGGTCAGCGGCACCCGCAGCTCGGTTTTGCTCTTGGTGTGATCGGCCGGCAGGAACCACTCGCGCTCCGGCAGAGCAATGTCGGCCCAACGCGCCTGTCGCGTCTCGCCGATCCGCGTGCCATGGCACAGCATCATCAAGGCCAGCATGGCGTCGCCCGGTGCACTGTAGAAGCGCTCGGCCAATAGCTGCACCAGTTCAGGTAACTGGACGTCCCGCAGCCGCGCAGGCTTGGGCAGGATGCGAGCCGTGGTGAAGTTGACGAACTTGAGCTCCGCCATCGGGTTGACCGGGATCAGGTCCAGCTTGCGGGCCTGCCGGAAGGCCACGGCGAGCAGCCGGTAGAGCTGCTGGACGTAGGACAACGACAGTTCGGCCTGGGCCGGCCACATCAGCAACTGGTCCAGGGTCTGCGCGCTGACGTCGCGCAGCAGCAGGTCGTTCAGGCGCGGCTTGAGCTGGCAGCTGATCGCTGATTTGCCGGCGGCCCGACGCTTTTCCGAAAGCGCGCGCGACTTGGCCATGCGATCGCCAAACCAGTCGAGCAGCTCGCCCACGGTCACCCAGCCGGAGACGCTGGCCGCGCCGTCAGCCGCCACCCGCAGGCGAATCGCAGGCAAGGCCGCGAGCACCTGCTTGGTGTTCAGGTCAGGGAAGGCGCCGATGCGGTGCCATCGGCGCTTGTTGAGCAAGTACCAGGAGCCGCAGGTGCGATTTTTTGCGAACCGAAAGTGCAATGCCGGGTGCCCGGCATCCCGCAAGTCGCGCACGTGCTCGAGCTTGGCGTTTCGCCCAATCTCGGCGTCCGAGAGCTTCACGGTCAAAGTTTGGATTTTGGTGCTCATGCCGGTGCAACCATCGCTTTCTCTTCGAGCTCAATCAGCAACTCGAGGAAGTGCTTGGCCTTTTCCAGATCAGCCAGGCCTCCCTTGTCGCGCCACCGGGTCACGTACTTGATCACGCTCCCCTCGGCGAAAGGGATGTTGTTTGCGTGAATGTACTCAATGGGCTGAATAGTCAGGGATTTGTAGTGGTCACCGGACACCTGGGTATTGAGTGCGCTCATAGGGATACTCCGGCGCGGCGTGCGCGCAGTTCGGCCAAGGCTTTGTTGCCAATGTCCGGGGTGATTTTGGGTTTCGGGGCAGGAAGCTCAGCAACAGGGACAGGTGCCAGGTCATGGCCCTGCCAAATCAGCCGACATTGGTTGAGGTAGTGTTTTTCGAAGCTGGCCAGGCCCAGTTCCCGAGAGAGAAGCGGCAAGCTGTGGAAGCCGGCCGCTGCGGTAGCGTGGTACACCGCCGGGTGATACCACTTCGAGCAGTTGCGCATGGCGGGGTGACAGTTGCGCAATGCCTGGGCGTAAGCAGATTCAACACTGGGCAGGCCCAGGCCTTCAGGGGCAAAGCACCAACTGACAAACACGCCAGGGGCAGGCACGAACGCCGACTTGCTTGCGCTTACCACGCGCATCCCGTGATCGATCTGCTCCATCCGCGTGATGCCCGAACGCATGAACTCGCCCAGCCACTCCAGCTTCGAAGCGGCCATTACGGTCTCTGTTGGCCAGGACTGCCGCCAGGCACCGCAGGCACCACGTAAGCGCAGGAACAGGTCATCAATTACCGCCCGCGTTGCAGGGTCAACAACGACAACCGCCGACGATTGCTCGGGACCCTGATAGGTTGGATCAGATCGGCGGCGAGCAACCAGTTCACCTACGGCGACAGGCTTGTTTGATCTGTTCACAGGCGTACTCCTTTCGCAGCCCAGTCATCACCGGCCGAGCCTTCATCGCTGCCGACAGTGCCAGCGGCTTGCGCGCGCTCTCGCTTGATCCAGCCGGCCAGCTTGAAACACCAGCCAGCAGCGGTATCGAGAACGGAGCTTTTGGCGACGAAGAAACCTTTGAAACCTGCCAGCAGTTCGTCGGTCATCGAGTCGACTGGCAGGCCCGCGATTTTCAGTTGAGTCTGCAACGCCTCTTCGGGCGGAACGAAGTCGGCGAACATGGCGAAGCGCTGGCGATCATCTTGCGATTCCAGGGCCTGGCGATCTTGCTCGGCAATCAATTCCGCGAGCTCGCGCTGCTGCTCTTCGGTTAATTGATGGTTAGATGATGTATTGGGTGCAGTGGCTGCACCCCGTTCTGTCGTAGGCTGCACCCCGCTCTGTTCAAGGCTGCACCCCGTTCTGTCATCACGGGGTGTAACTACTGCACCCCGCTTGATCATCAAGTCATAAACAACTGGGCGACGGTCATTCCGATCGATATACACGGCGGCTAGAGCCTGATTCCCGCGAACGATGAACCCGAGCTCCTCCAGTAGATCCAGTTTGATTCGCACCGTACGCTCGGAGAGCCCGGTATCGTCAGTGAGCGTTTTGGCCGACGGAAAAGCGCCGACGCCGTTCGAACTGGCGTAGTTGGCCAGGCACAGCAATACATGCCGGGCGCTGGAGTCTTTCAGTGACTGGATGGGCAATGAGAGAGCCCACGACATTGCTTGGACGCTCACAGCAAACTTCCTTGAAGCTTTGGGTTGGATACAGGGGCCAGATCTGGGTGTTGCGACACCTCTCGCGACCTTCGAAGAGCTGTTGCGTCGCCATAGGTATTGCCAGGGGTAGAAGTCATGCTCATAATCGCCCCACAGTGTTTTACAAGTTGTTAGAAGAACCGCCCTGCCAGGCGGTTTTTTTATGCCTGCTACTTATGCCGCTTTTACCGACTCTTCCATCACTGCCAGGCTTTCCCGGACATGACCAATTTCGGCAATGATCTCGGTCTTTTCCTGGCTCGAGACATGGTTATCATCCAGGGCCTGATGAACTGCGATGGTCAGGTCTGCGACTTCCTTACCCACATGGATCATTGATTTGGTCAGCGCCTTTGGTGGGGGGGCTATCCGCGCTACAAGGTCGAATCCAAATTGATTGGCAAGGCACGTCAACGGGCGCATGTCGCCGGTGTGCAGCAAAATCCCGAACAGGTGCTCAATCGTCAGATGATGCGCCGCGTTATCCGGGTTTGAGCGCTGAAGCAGGCTCACGTGCGCCAAGCACATCTTCCCGGCCAGCTCTTCTGCACCGCTTTCCTTAACGGTGGAGTGGCAAGCCCTCAAGAAATCTTCCATTCGTAAAACCTCAATTTTGTTTCCGTGGAGCCCCACTAATGTGTGGGCGAAACTATGTCTATGAACCGGCCAAACTGGGTGACGCTTAGTTTCGGAGGCGTTGAACCTGACGCGGGAACGGCCTTATCTCCTCGGCCTTGAACTTCCCGTCACCCATGTCCGTCACGTACACATCTCGACCGACCCGCAATGCCTTATTGAGAGCGCCCTGGGTCATTCCGAGCAAAACTGCGGTCTTTGTTTGCCCATTTTTTTCCGCAAATTGAGATAGCGGGATTCGGCTCATTGCCATTCCTCCGTAGTTCGCACACCAATTATTGCCTCAGGCATTTAATTAAATCAATGCCCAAGGAATTTGTTAGCCAATACCTACGGAAATACACTCGGCCATCATGAGCAAAGAAAAGCGGAAGCTAGAAGACTGGGAGCTGGCAGAATGCGCAGCTCTAAAGGCCCTGGTGCTCCAGGAGAATTTCTCGCGCCCTAAAGAAAAGAGGGTTACCCAAGAAATGGCCGGGGCTGCCCTTGGGATGAATCAAGGGTCGTTCAGCAATTACCTGAATGGTCGGCTTGCTCTAAACAAAGACATCGCGGTCGGAATCTATAAGCTTTTCGGCATACCGGCTGAGCTGTACAGCAAGCGTTTAGCTGAAGAGATTGCCGATGTGGCAAATATCTATTCCAGTAGCGAATACCAGAAGAACGATCTGTATTCCCGGGTGAGCCCAGGACATCGGATGGCGGTAGATGAGATGGCAAGCAGGATGCTAGGGATGACTGAGGAGCAAGCTCTGAAGCTCAAGCAGGCAATGGACCTTTTGATGCCTAACGATGAACCAAGAAAAAATTGACTACACCCCGCTTCTCGGCGAGGGAATCCATCCGTATACCCTTGAAGAACTTAAAGCCCTAACTGTCGACAGATTCCCTGAATCCGTCAGGCGGCCGGGGCTTTTTGGCGCCCTGCGCGTATACTTAGAAATGCTTGAATCTACCGGTTTCAGTGGCTTCGCATGGCTTGACGGATCATTCATGTGTGAAAAGCCCGAGCCGGACGACATCGACATTTTGTTGGTCTTCGACTCGGAAACAATTGACTCTATTTCTGAATCTGCGAAGCCTGTTCTCAATGGATTATTCGATACGCGCACCGTCAAATCCCGCTTTAAGTTGCACGTTTTTCCGGTCCGGCTGGAGGATAGGGAAGGACTAGATTTTTGGACTCAGAAATTTGGCACTCAAAGAGATGAGCGGACTCCAAAGGGATTGGCAGCCGTGAGGGTTAACTTATGACTGAGCAGGCGAATCGAATCGATTGGCTTGAGCGTCAGCTAGCTCAAGTGGATCAATTCATTGATCGAGATAGCAAAATCCTCCAGGAATCGCCTGGAAGGTTTTCGGTTCAACTCGCCCTTAATTCATGGAAAACGCACCAAGAAGAGCTGCAGCAGGAGCTTCGCCAGGCGAAGTGTGCGCTTCAACACGAGGTAGTCGAGCTCAGGCTCGTAGGCATGCGCATGGACGGAAGCATTCCGCTTCGACTGCTATCCAAGCTCGCCGATAAGTTTAATGGTGCCTTAGCGCACGCCGCCTTCCATCTAAGGCATGGAATCTCGCCCTCGCGGGGAATACCGGAGGATATGGCACGAGAGATAGACCTTCGCTTGTCCGGCCTCGCATTCGGATCAACCCGATTGATGTTTGCGGGGAATATTACCCCGGACACAACTGGAGACTCTCCGATGGAAGGCGCGCTTGAGCAAATATTTGATGTGTTGAGCGCTCCATCTCCTGAAAAGATTAGGGAGCTAGTAACTGTCATTGGCGTTCAGGCGACTAAATCTCTGAGCGAAATGCTAGGTGTTCTTGAAAGGCAGTCGATCGGTGCTGAATTGACTTGGCCCGCACCTAACTCAAAGGTCTATAAGTGGGGCGGATCGCTAGAAGCAGTGCGTGCAGCCCATGAAAAATTATCGATTTTTGAAACGCTGAAACCTGAAGTTGTTACGCTGTTCGGTACGATTACTGACCTAAAGGAAAATGGCGCAATCTATATTCGTAGCGACCGCGCTAAGCACAAGATCAGCTACAACAAGCAGCAGTACAGCAAGATTCAGCAGTATCGGCTAGGGATGGAGGTGCGTCTCAAAACCATGAAGTACGTACGAATCCAACCACTTACGGATCGGGAGCTTGCCACCTACAAGCTGATAACTGAAGACTAGACACCAACCAGCAAAAGAAGCCCGCCCCAAGAGCGGGCTTTTTTGTGCCCATAGAAATTATTATTTCCTAAGGCATTGACCTTTAATAATTCCTTAGGCAATAATTATCTCATCGCTTTCGCTAGCTGGTGACTGCGCAGGGCCTTTGGGCTTGCCGTTCTTTAACAATCAAAGCAACAAACAACAGACCGCATTGCCTCTACCGGCGACCGGCGAGCAGACAGGCCCGAAAGCCTGCCCACGACAGGAAAAACCTGTACGACTGTTCGATGGTGAGACGCCTGAACCGAGTGAACGACCCGGCAAGCAATGCGCACCGCCACTCCTGGCGGCAGTAGGATGGACAGCATCACTGAAGCACCTTCTTACGAGGGTGCTTTGGGATGCACCGGCAGTTATGATCAGGCCATGGACAAAGAACTGGTAAGTAAAAATTGGAAAGGACACCTCGGGCGCGGACTTGCACCAAGAGAAGTTCTGTACCTCCTGTATACCGCCGAAGGATTTACTGCGAAGGAAATAGCAAGGGTTGCCGGAGTGGCCCCTTGTACGGTTTCAAAACGGCTTAGTTGTGCAATGTTCAAGCTCAAGGTAACTCGGCAAACCGCAATGGTTGCCGAGGCAATAAAACTGCAGATCATCACCCCAATTTAACAAAAAACCAGCGCGCCCCTTACTCACGAATGTCTCTTTCGAGGTGTTCTGCTGAGCTGATTTCTCTTACCCCGGCACGGAGGATTGGCAGCCATGTAAACGCACACATACCAGCGCAGCCCACATGGCCCCGCTGGCTTGTCACGTACGGAGGCGTTTGTGACAAAACATAAGCCCGGTTTCGATCGGGCTTTTTTTCGCCTGCATTTATCCGTCAGCGCCCTCCTCTGTGCCCACCGGCAACCACCAAGCGGTCAGGGCCCTGACGAATAAACGCAACCCCACACCGAGGTATCAGCCATGCACCCACTGATGCAACAACGCCGGGAAGTCCTCGGCGCCCTGATGGTTCGCAGCCAGATGGCCCGCGAAGAGTTTGCCCGCCGCGTCAACCTGGTGATGCCGGAGAAGCAAGTGCGCTTCCAGGTGCAGACAGTGGGCAATGCCTACCACATCGTTGATCTGGTCACCGGGAAGACGAAGGCCTTCCGCTGGATCTACAAAGCCGCGGTGGACATGGCCAGCCAGTTTGAAGCGCAGGCGGCCCGCCTGGCCGGGGGTGCCCGATGATTGGTGCACCCATGCCCAACCCGCGCGACGCAATCGTCGCGGAGCTGGGCCGTCAGATGGACGCCTTTTTCGGAAGTGGTGGAAGCGCCCAGCAGATTGCCCAGGGCGTGAGCGGCGAGATCAATGGCTACGGCCCGTCGAGCCACCAGGACCGCCTGCGCGCTGAACGGAAGCGCCTGGCCCCAGAGGTCCGCAAGCATGCCGAGAAAGGCCTCACCGCCACCCAGATCGGCACAGCCATGTCGATCAGGGTGAAGCGCGTGCAAATGATCGCCATCGAGAACGGCATCACCATCGGTGACCAGGCTTGAGGCGGATAAACAACAGAGTGAATAAGCGCCGGCGGCAGCTATGGCCAGTGCTGACCGCGAGTGGAATTGAAGAGGTAGGCCATGGCCGAGGAACAGCAGGAGCCGACAGCAGAGGCGCTCAAACAGCGCCGCAAGCGCGAGAAGGCAGCGGCGAAGGACGCTGCCTTGGGCGTCGAGAAATTTACGATTGAGGTGGCCGGTATCTTCAAGAAGGACCTCAAGCGCCTGATGAAGCAGCACGGCTTCAACAACCAGCAGGAAGTGCACCAGACCCTCCTGCGCAACGTGATCGCCGCTGACTTCGAAACAGCGGCGCAGATGCTCAAGTGTGTCACGACACCTTTTGTTGTTACTGAAAAGGTGTCGCAGATCATCCGGGCTGCGGGCCTTAAGTCACTCGCCGACGACCCGCCTGAACCTGACGACGAAATCGAAAGACCCGATTAACCGATGCGGGAAGCGATGTAGTTGAGATAGTCGACTGCCGCAGACTTCTGCGCTGGACCTCCAGGACCATCACTTCCCAGCAAAGATCCTTGTGCCGTTTCGACTAGATGTTTTTTTGGGGCCCCGGGCGTGCTTTTCAGAACAGCAATCAATAGGTGTTCCAGCGCGTCTATTTGTGCCTGATTGCTCATGAGTCTCTCCTTGATCCGGCTCCATGCCGGTCACCCGTAATACCCCATATCAACGAACTGCGCCAGCAGGCTCGGGGGCTGATATGCCTGCCAGGTCGCGCCACCGGGCCAGGTCAGCGATCAGCTTGAGCCCCTGGCGCACCTCAGCCTCAAGCCTTTCTTCGGGAAGGCTCAGCAGCCGGACAACCTCATCGCCTATCAGGCGTATCGCTTCCACATCGGTTTTCGTGCTCATCGCAGTCACCGTCAGGTTTTTGCTGAGCGCAAATCATCAACCCAATTTACGAATCACGCCAGCCGGCGAGGCAATCGGCTGCCTGGAGTAGAGCTATGACCACCTTCGCAGTGTTTGGAATGAGCGAGAACTGGGCTCGAGAAGATGCCCGCGAATTCACCGGGACAATCAAGACAGTGGATGGCAAGCGAGTCGAGCTGACCATTGCCGAGTGGGAGGCAGCTGTAGAGGTGCAGGTCGCAAAGATTATGGCCGGCAATAAAAGCGTTCGGCTTTCGCCTTTCTTCGATGCCCCCCAATACGCGCAGCAATTCATCGATATGGCGCGGCGCAGCATTACCTGCCGCGACATGAAGATCAGGACCAAGGCCGTCCTGGTCGACGCAAAGGGCGAGCCGATCATCAATCCAAAGACAGGCGTTCCGAAGGTCGGCTTTGCGGACTGGATTCCAGAATCGACTCACGCCGCCTGACCTGAAATGCCTATCGGGCTTTGCTTGCAGACACCAGCTTGGCACCCAGCTCTCGGCCGGCAACCTGCGCCAGGCCACGGTCAACGTAGGTGCGATCACCCGCAACAACCGGCACGACCACTTCGCCGCCCCGCTTCACTTCGACGTTGATCCGCCAGGTCTCCCGGCCCTCCTCGTCCTTCTCGCACTCCATGTAGTTCCAGAGCTGAAAGCCTTCGTGCTCATCATAAATATCGTGCTTTGTCATGGGCTTGCTCGTTTGAGTGAGACGCCATCGTAGCACCCACCGCCTGGGCCTGGCCCGGCAAGGACACCTCATGCCTACAGGAAACAAACAAGCGGAGCCAGCGTTCAACCTGGACACCCCAGACGGCGGCCGCGGCTATATCGCCAACCTGTTCAAGACCGTCCTCAAGCGCCACGACTACCGCCAGTACATCAGCGAGCGCCTTGCCGGCGACTTCGCTTGCACGCTGGCACAGCACTTCGAGGACATCACTGCACGCGAGGCGGCCCTGCAGCATCGCCTGACCGCAGCGGATGAGCGGGTGGATGTGCTGGAAGGGTTGCTGTTCAGCCTGCCAGAAGACTTGAAAGCCCTGTCGGGCTGCGAGAACACCGCAGGGGTCTACGCCTGCATCGACTATATCGAGCAGTGCATCGCGGGGCTTCAGCAGGTCACCGTCGAAAGGGCGGCACTGGATTAGGTTAAAAAGAAACACCCAGCAGCATTTTTAGCGGACTCTTACGTGATACGGAGCTATTTTTACTCAAGGGTCACATTCAAGATAAGAATTTAAGGGTTTATCCCCCTGTGCAAGGCAGCACATGTATCGTTATGGAGGAGGAAGCATGCAACGCCAGTTAGAGCTACCCAAAAAAATATCGGTCAAGAAAAAAGGTGCGCACTTTGAAGTGCACTGGAACTATCAAAACGCACCGGACGCAATGGCTGTACGCAGTAAATGCGAGCGTCTTGACGGTTTCATAGATGGATTTATTGACGGCGTGTTAGTCGCCTTGGAAATTCCAAACAATAATATTTATCGATTAGGTAGCTCAACTGGAGCTGTTAAAGAACTAAACGAGAAGGTTGCCATAAAGCTCGCAACAATCCTCACAGAGCTTTTCCATCCATTGGTAGCTGCTGAACATAGAAAGCTTGATGCGTACGCCAAGCTTCTTCTTAGCCTCGTGGAGCAGGCTGAGCACACCAAAATTGTTAACCACTCTGGAAAAGTAGGCACATAGGTTTTAACTGACCGGGAGGCAGTCATGGAAGCTGACTGTCGATCCGGCGCTGGGCCGCCGCCATAGCCTCAGCAATGGCGGCTTGGTAGTCCTCCCACGGGCCGGCGATCTCCGCAGCCACATTCCCAAAGCCGGGAATCTCGCTCGACTCAATCACCCGGAAAAGGACCGGTGTCACATCGTTTGGCCGCTCCCACTCGAACTTCAGAAACACCTTCTGCCCGAGGTATTCATGTTCGATTGGCACATCCCGAATGTATGACACACGCCCTCCCTCCTTGAACGAATTTGAACAATATTTTTACACCCAATCGGGTGGATTCTCTATCGAGGCACAAAGCCATCTATCCCTTTCAAGTTAGCCGCTATAGCGGCCAAGGACGAAGTCATGTCTGCACAAAAGCCAATCATCATGTACGACGCTCCGGAAGCGGCCAGTCTCAAAACGGTTACTGGCTGGGTTTCCGCTGGCGGTCGCTTCTTCGGCGACGACGAAAACCTTGCCCGTTACTGCGGAGCTACTCACCGCCGCTGCGATGTGAACCCTGAGCACCCGATCTATGAAGTGAACCGTTCCTGCAATGAGTGTCACCACGCCCGTCGCCAAGCAAAATTCGCAGCAATGCCGGTCAAGGAGTGGACCGGCGAACCGCTGGTGTTCTTCGACGGCGACCAGTACTTCTTCGACGAAGACAGTCTGCGCGACTACCTCATCGACAGCGATATTGATCTGGACGAACTGCAGCTCTGCATCTGCGAACCGAACTACCCCAGTCAAATCGACCCGGCAGATCACTTCTGTGATGACCTGCCGGAGGACGGCGAGATCCGCGACGACCAGTTGCTTGCGGCATTCGAGCTGCTGAACGAAATGATCCGCCAGTCCGAGCCACTATCGTGGTCGCAAGGCGAGTTTGTCGCCTCTCTCCCGCAATCGCTTATTGATGAAATCGCGGCTGCACGGGTGACCCCATGATCGCCCTCTCCTACATGCTCTACCTGATCTACACGGGGCCGAAGCCATGAACAGGTTCTTTCGCAGAAAGGCCGAGGCCTGGTTGATCAGGTTGGCTGCATGGATCTTGATCGGCCGCAACGTTGCCCGTTGCAAGGTCGTATCCCGTCGCGACAACAACGATATGTGGGGGATGGCGGAGAAGCTGGAAGGAATTGCCGACCGCATCAGCGGCGGATACAAGAGGTGAAGAGCCCGCCCGGCCCTTTGACGGTCAGCCATCGGCAGTAGGCAAGACATAAGCTGGGCGAGCGCATTAACGATAGCCAGGCGCAACGCCTGCGAACATCAGAAAGTTCTGAAACAACCCACTCAATAATCTGAACAGCCTGCCGCCGATGGCGGGCGAGGAATTCGTATGTCCTACGTTATCCCGACTGCAATGAAGTGCCTGGTGTGCGGATACACCGGACACACCCAACTTCGCACCGCGAACACGATCAGTTGTCCGCAGTGCTTCGACGAATTTATCCGAAAGAACGTCCCGGCTCTTGTGCCTGATCCTGATGGCAAGCCTTTCGACCCTAATAGCCAGGTCATCAACTTGTAACCCACCTTCTGCCGCCCAGCGCGGCGCGGAGCATCATCATGGCAAAAGTCCTGGCCCAGATTACGGTCAAGCTGCCGCGCCTCATGGAGGCCGGTGAATACAGGAAGTTGCGGTACGTCGGCGGGAAGCCGAGCCTGCAGCAGTTGAAAAAATGGATTGAGGAAGGCGAAGTGATAGGAGAGGTAAAAGGCGGGATGTATTTCGTCGATGTGCAGGCAGCAATCATGGGTTCGAGCGACCCGCTGCTGGCCAAGATGCTGGAGATAGGGTGATGGCAGCCCGGCCCCGCACGCTGCAAAACAGAAAGCTGCCGCCAAACCTGTACCCGAACGGGAAGTATTGGCGGTACCGCAACCCGGTCACCGGCGTGATGACCAGCATCAACCGGCCTCTGGAGGAGGCAATCAAGCTGGCCAGGGCCGCGAACCTCAAGTTCGCTGAGCTGGTCGTAGACGATGGCTCGCTACTGGCTGTTCTGACTGGCGACCGCTTGCCGATGGTGAGCAACCTGCTGACGCGCTTCGAAGAAGAGTGGTTGCCCGATCGGTCATACGCGGCCCGCACCCTAGAGGAAATCAAGTTCAAGCTCGAGCGGTACCGGCAGGATCTGGGTGACCGCTTGATCGGCCAGCTGGATGTGTTGGCCATGGCCGAGTACCTCGACAACTTCAGCAACAACGCTTACACGAAGCACCGAGGGCTCTGGGTGCAGATCTTCGCCTTTGCGGTAGCCAAGGGCCTGGCCGAGCGTAACAACGCAGAGCTCACCCTGGTGAAGAAGGAGGCAGAGAAGAAGCGCCAGCGCCACACGCCCGACGGGTTGAAGATGATCATCGATGCAGTGACCACACCGCCTTGGCTAAAGCGGGCAATCCGCCTGGCCCTGGCCAGCCTTCAGCGCCGGGAAGACATCGTAACCTGGTTGAAGTCAGCTGCCGACATGGAGAAGAACACGCTCACGGTCTCGCCAGGCAAGACCCAGGGCTATGAAAACCCTGTGCACCTCAAAATCACCATGGGTGCGGCGCTGCGGGAGGTGGTCGGGGAGTGCCTGCGCTCACCGCTCGCATCGCCCTACCTCATCCACTACAAGCCCAAGGCCCGCAGGCGGGAGCAGATCGACGCCAAGGACCACTGGACCTCGGTAACGCCTGACTACCTGACCAAGGAGTTCAGCAAGGCCAGGGACGCGGCACACGCCTACGACCACGTGCTGGCAGGCGAACGCCCCACTTTCCATGAGATCCGCGCACTGGGCGCCTGGCTGTATGAGCAACAGAAATTCCCCCTGGAATACATCCAGGCGCTGATGGGGCACGCAGACGAGAAGATGACGAAGCACTATCAGGAGGGGCACGGCGAAAAGAAGATCGAGTACCTGGAGGTATGCGCCGAATTGGCGTTCTGA